ACTCCTCAATCAACACCTTCTGCCTTTCGTGTTCGTGGGCAGTGATGCTGGTAACATCCACGCAAGGGATGCCAATGAAGTGAAGCGAATCTAAGATGTAGTAAACATTCCACATATTGTAACGCTCGCTGCCGATCTTCTGCTTGGAACGCACATAAACCCGTTGAGGATCTGGTGGTCTTGATTTGGATCTGTTAATAGTTGCTAAGAAATCATCCCTATCGCTGTCATTGGATGCAATGTCGAGGATGTTCTTTGGCTTGATATGGCTGCTATATTCTTTGAAAAGTTCATTACTTGTCAGTATCAACCCTTCAGAATCGGCTATAACGTAGAATAAATCTATTGAAGATTCAAGAATGTGCAGAGATGCCATACTGCAAATTTACGGCAAATGAATCACCTATGCGATCTCCTTGCGGATATTATCCACTAAAGACTTCCAAGCCCCTTGACTTGAAATAAGATATTGAACGGTGATAAACATCGTAAACGCAAGGACGATACCGTTGATTGGTATATCTAAATTCATAGGCATTGGCTCATTCTTTTGGTTTGATCTTACATCGACAAAGGTCAACGGCTCTGCTTTAACTGAGGTGATCAATGATATGTTACAAGGTTGGATAGTATCGAATGCAGTTAACTGTGGCTTGTCAATTATTGGCATCTCAATCTTTGGCACTTCAACAACAGCAACTACCTCAACAGCCGAATCAACAACTGATCCAGTAGTTACCGAAGTATCAAAGCTAATTGATCTGTGTGTTACCTTATACACTGTATCTCTAACTGTCTGCTGATTCATCGCTCTTAGCTTTTGGAATATACCCTGCTGCAATCAATGCAGCCACTATCGCTGCCATTGTTTCTGTTGTTATGACCTTAAAGATCAGTAAGTAAATCGACACCAAGATCATCAGCGAGCCGATGGTTGAACGCCAGTGCTTGATGATGATGTTGAATATCTTTTTTGACTTAGTAATCCTTGCTGCCATAGTTCAATTAACGAAATGCAGCAGATGAAGTTCCGCTAATTACTCATTAAACTTTACAAGGCGTGAAGTATAACTTCGCCTCCGCTGCCCTTCTTGTAGTCAGCCCTTGCAGCACTTTGCCTGCTGCCTTATTCCAGCGCATAAACTCATCGGCAATACTTGGATCGTTTGCGTTAACCTTTGCCTTCCTGACCAATGTTGATCGTCCAAATGCAGAGCCTCCAATATTGTAGCACAGGCTCACCAACGCATCGAATTGATATTGGTTAAGGTTTGGTAGGCTCTTGTTTACAACCGATTCAAATGGCTCTAAAGTAGCGAGAAGCAGTTGAGTTGCCATTGCCTCATTGACCAACTTCTCACCCATCAACACCTTGCGCCCATCAGGATAGCGAGTGCTTCCGTAGCCAATCGTAGCCACAGAAGCAGGGCATAGGTAACTCGATAGCCTCAAGCCCTCGTAAGCCTTGATGATCTTCAAGCCGTTGATGGATGTTGAGCGCATTAGATGATTACATATTGGAGAATGGCGTAGAGGCTTTGGAAACTATGTGCATTGGTTACTGAAGAAACATCAATTACAATTTTATTGCTTGTAGTGTTAGCAGAAATAACCCAAACATCAAGCTCTGCATTTCCAACAGCACTATAAGCTATAATTCCAAAAGCATTCTTAGCATTAGTAAAATCAGATGCAATAGGCAAGTCTAATTCAAATTGAGCAGTATTTTCAGCAGCATCCATATCAACATCAAAAAACAGTGAGCAAGTAACCACACTGCCTACACGAGAATAGTTACCGCCTTGAATACTAACACTCGGATTTGTGCCTCCCGTATTTGTTGGTGTCGGATTCCATTGACCACTTTCGATGTCTGGAATACCGCCGACAATATCCTCAACAGCAATCTGCTTAGAGGTGTTAGTTAAGGTTTCAACAATATACATCACATCAGTAGGTGCTGCTGCTCCTAATACGGGAAGATCGGTTACTTTAATGCCTGCCATAGTGCTTTAGTTTTTTTACAAAATTACAAAGAATTAAGATAGTTAATTGCCTCAATAGCATCATCAAATTGATTGCCGTTAAAGCTATACTGTTCCAAGTTAATTAGCCATACTCCCTGATTCGTTGGTACGTGCATCGACTTAGCATCAACAAAGTCAATCTCAATGCGGTTATAGTTAGTAGCTACTTCACCAATCACTGATGAGGTGTACGATAGTTGACTTGCATCAATAGTTATGTCGATCATTTGATTTCAATTTGATAGTAAGATAGCACAGTTGAATCACCGTTCGCTCCGTTCTGAATAGCGAAGATAAGATATTGATTAACCGTCCAATCGATATTGGAGTTGGTCAGTGTCGCATTACCTACACTTGCATCCGTTTGGATCGAAGCATTAGCCTGAGCAGTTTGCGTTACCGTTGCCGATTTGACAATCGCAGAACGATCCATCCCGTTATACACTTGACCGATTGAAGCAGTAGCAGATGTGATTATCAAAGTAGGTGCAGGAGTTACAATAGAATCGGCAGTGTTGGCATACACTCTCAAGGTAGTGATCCCTGCACCGCCCGTCTTGCCTACCCTTGCCTTGATCTCTACGATTGCACCAACTGTTATCGTATTGGCAGGGATCAACACACTCACCACCTTGTTATTATTGGTGTTGCCCGTTACTGCCGTTTGATTGTTTACATCCTTGTAGATCAATGGCAAGGATGGGAAGGTAGCCAATGATCCATCGCCTCGCACATACTGAGAAGTCGTGCCTGATGGCGTGTTAAACTTGCCATTGAATGTTGACCAATCCCCACTACTTAAAGCCCCTCTATTGGATGCTGATGCGGTTGGTAAGTTAAAGGTGTGAGTGCTGCTTGCCGAGCTAATGCCGAAGTCCGTGCCAGTAGTACCCGTTGCGAAGTTTTGCACTTGGGCTGTTAAGCCGTTCAATGCGTTAAGCCCTGTGGTGAATGTTGTGATTACTTGGCAAAGGTTATTGTCCTCAGTATGCAGCGTTATGTTACGCCCCGATGTGGTTACGAAAATGCGTACTGCGAGCCTATCAGTTGCAGCCAATACTGTCGAAGGTACTGCAAGCGCACTAACATACAAATCGACCACCGTGCCGCCTGTAATCGCTTCTGGATTTGTTGACCCTGATGAGATTAACGTAAAGGTTGCGCCATCGTACTTGTACAGCTCCATGTAAAAGCTCGGATTGCCGCCGCCACTTGATGCGTTAAAGTAGGTTTCAAAGTTCCAATTTCCTGAAGGGATTGCCAATAGATTTGGGTCGCCTGCATCCGTTATGAATTGCGCAATGTAGCCATTGCCTTGCGCATTTGTGCGTGTCAAGTTCGTACCACCTCCAAGCACTGGAGTGCGGCTCATTTGAAAGTAAGCATTGCCTCCAATCGTGCCTTGACTTATTGAGCCGTTGAGGTAATAGTTAACCGATGCGCCACCACCACCGCCCAAAGGAAAATTAGCCAAAGAGCCATCCCCTCGAACGTACTGGCTTACAACTCCGTTTGCTGTTATGTCAACGCTTGGAGTAGTGGTTGAGTTAGGTACGTTAACGCTAAAGGCTGGATTTGTCGGGTTCGGCACAGTTGCCGCAACCGATGTAACAGTACCCGTTGGAATTGTCGGGAATGGTTGAGGTGCGCCCGTTCCATCAAGATAGTCCGTATTCGTTCCCGTTGGAACATCGAACTTGCCGTTAAAAGTTGACCAATCAGCACTATCTAAATATCCATCAGCCGATGCCGTTGCTTGCGGTATTGCAATATCAGGATTTCCACCGCCCGAAGATGTTAATGGTGCTGTTGCCGTTACTGATTCAACAATAGTAGAAGGTAAAACGGGGATCGTTGGTTTATTCAGGATCTCAGCCACTCCACTTACAGCATTCCAATCAGAGTTTACTTGTGCTGCTGGAATGGTTGGCTTATTCAAGATCTGATTGTTGCCACTTGATGAGTTCCAATCTGATGGCTGTTGCACAGTCGGAAAGCCTGCACCTAAATTAACCCAATACGTTGCATTAGTTGGAAGGATCGAATCATTGGCAGCAATGCAACGATAGACATTTCCAAGATACCAAACGATATTACCAACCGCATAAGCGTTACCCGTAGCAGCCAAGTGATCTGTGGTAAATGGTAAGGCAATCAAAGAACCACCACCTCCACCGCCACCAATGGCTATCAGTGGATCTTCTGGCGTACCGTTTCCGATGATAGTAATGCCATCAACAGCAACCTCAGTCAAGCAAGGTGTGCAAGGCAAGAAGTCAGGTAGTGGAATATCGCCAGTGGCACAAGTATCGTAGCAGCCATCCTCAGATGAAGTCAGCACGTTAACATCAATATCAATGCTCACGCAAGCCCACTCATAATTCGCAGTCAGGCTCTTGATCTCGTTAACGTAACCGTTCGGCACTACCTCATAAGCCACCACTCCGATGGCTGTCTTGAATTGCGGATCTGATCCTGACACCAAGCGAAGAACTCTCGATGCGATCCAATCCTGAGCATCGGCAGAATCACAAGGCAGATGATCCTTTCTAACCACCGCATAAGCACTCAGAGTGAACTTAGTTTCATAAAGCCACTTGCACCCTGCCAACTTTAGAGATTCGTTCTTAGAAACGCTTATTTTGCCACGCTTCGCCCAGAAGATTGTGCCTTGCTTCGCATCGAAGTTGGTAACGGGAATAGCCTGCCCATTTCCGATGTAGTGAATCCACGCTTTGTCGTTACCATCAGCAGACAATTCACAAAGC